CTGGAGGATCCGGCAATGGTGCTGAAAAGCAAGACCAAGCAGCGAAGCATTGTTGTGCTCGGAACTTACAAAGCGCAAAACGGGAAGCCGATATTGGCTGCTATGGATCTGCGTCCCAAGGGAGACGGTTTTGCCATAACGGATATGCAAAAGGTGACCAGTGCATACACGAAAACTGAAATGGACGGCATTACGGCCGAAGAACACGGACGAAACTTCCTGCAGACCAGCGAGTTCCTGTTTTTGGACAAAAAAAGAGCCAAATCGTTGCTTAAGACGATGGGCTTCAATATGCCCATCGAATTGCAACGAGATGGCTACATTGGTAGTATATCCTACATCAATCAAAAAGTCAACATTCAAGGCGTTCCATTTTCTTCCGTTGTAAAAATTGAAAATGCGTCGCGGGTACAAAACCAGCAGCGGGAGCTTCGCCTCTCCGACAGAGCCGTGCTTCTCTGGGCGGCGGAAAAGGCCGTGAGTGAGAAAAGCAAGCGGTGGAGCACAGAAGACCTCAACCGCTTCGACCTCCTCGTGAAAAAGCTGAAGGGACTGGACGAGGCCTACGCCGAACTGGAGGCGCTGAAGGAGGAGCGGACGGCGCAGCTGGCCGGCCGGAAAGAGGCCGAGCTGAAGAAGGAGGAGCGCTTCGAGCTGAACCAGACCAAAAACCGCATCCAGACCCAAAAGGACAAGATCCAGCGGCTGGAGGCCGACACCTACAGGATCGAGTCCATCCCGCAGATGAAGGAGCTGCTGCGGAAGTCCCGCAGCATCGTGGAAGCGGAGGCGTCCTACAAGGCGCGGCGCGAGTACATAGAGCGGCGGGAGGCGCAGGAGGAAATTGCCGTTACCCGACGGAAGGTGGAACGCAATGCCAAGCGCCTGACAGAGTACATGACCACCAACACAGACAAAAAGCACATACCAGAGGCACTGAAGAAGCCCATCGGCGAGCTGCTGGAGTCGCTGGACTTTTCCACGAAAAAGAGCGGGCGCGCGACCCGAGCAGACCTGAAGTACATCGAGGCCATGCAGGATCTGCAGGCCGCGCTGGCGGCGCAGAGGCTGTTTGACGACACGGGCGAAGGGACGGATCTGTTCAAGGGGTATATGGATCTTCCGGCGGGATTCGAGAGCCTGCTTGCCGTGCACGTGGAGAAGGTGAAGAATGCGCTGGAAAATCATCCGCTGAAAACCGGCCTCGTGCGGGCGATGGACATCGACGACCTGAAGGAGCTGGATGTGATCCTGTCCGTGATGAGCCGCAGCGTGACCAGAATGAACGAAATGTTCGTGAACCGGCGGTTTGCCCTGGTATCGGAAGCGGCGGAAAACTCCATCGACACCATGAGCGAGCTGGGGCAGCATCAGGACAAAACCGGAGAAAGGTTCATGCTGTGGGACAATACGCTGCCATGGTACGCCTTCCAGCGCTTCGGAGAAGGCGGCAAAGCCGTGTTTGAAGGGCTGCAGGACGGATGGGACAAGCTGGCATTCAACATGAAGACGGTGCTGGATTTCCGGAAGGATCTCATCAAGGATGCGCTGGCCAGAAAGTGGGACACGGAAAAGCACAGAGTGGAACTGACAGATCCCGACGGGGCGACGGTGACGGCCGTACTGACAACGGCGCAGCTCATGAGCCTGCACTGTCTGTCGAAGCGGAAGCAGGCACTGGGACATTTGCTGGGCGGCGGCATCCGTCCGAGCGCCATCGAGCTAACGGACAGCATCGGCGACAGAATTAAAAAACGCAGCCTCAATCAAGACAAGCAGTTCAAGCTGACGGAGGAATCTCTGGCGCATCTATTGGGGCTGCTGACACCGGAACAGGTGAAGATCGCAGACGCTATGCAGAAGTTCATGACCGAGCAAGGATCACTCTGGGGGAACGAGGTGACCATGATCCGCTTCGGGTACAGGGGATTTACCGAGCAGAACTATTTCCCCATCGAAACAGATGCGCAAGATCGACAGGCCAAGACCGGAGATACGAAAGACGGAAGCCTCTACCGCCTGCAGAACATTTCGGCGGTGAAGCCGCTGGTGAAGAACGCAAACAACGCCTTGGTTTTGCGGGGCATCTTTGACGTATTTGCAAACCACACGGCCGACATGGCAAAGTACAACGCGCTGGTGCTGCCTATCCTTGATGCGCAAAAGTGGTATAACTACAAGTATGCCAGCAAGAACGAAGCGGGGCAGGTGAGCACGCGGACGGTGCAGAGAGCCATGACGAAGGCCTATGGCGGTGCCGCAAATAATTATGTGATAAAGTACCTGCAGGATCTGAACGGCGTAAAGGAAAGCGGCGACCGCGGCGACACGCTGGCCAAGAAGATGATCTCCAACTATAAGCGGGCTATGGTGGCGGCCAATATGAGGGTGGCGCTGCTGCAGCCCACGGCGTATGCGAGAGCATCGGCAGTGCTGGACTACGAATACTTGGCCAAAGCGTTTGCGGACAAAACCAGCACGAAACAGGCAACGGAGGAAATGCTGCAGCATAGCGGCATTGCCCTCTGGAAAAGCCTCGGATTTTTCGACACGGATGTGGGACGCTCTATCCGAGATCAAATCAAGGGAAAGAGCAGCAAGCTCGAAAACTTTGTGGATAAAACCATGGTGCCGGCAGAAAAGGGAGACGAGATCACCTGGGCGCGGCTGTGGAGAACCTGCAAGCTGGAGGTGCAGGACAAGCAGAAGCTGACGGGCGACGAGCTTTTGAAGGCCACGGCAGAGAGATTCCGCGAGGTGGTTTACCGGACGCAGGTGGTGGACTCTACCATGACCCGCAGCCATACGATGCGCAGCAATGGTACCCTCAGCAAAATGGCGACAAGCTTTATGTCCGAACCGACGGTGAGCTACAACATGGTCATGGAGTCCACGCGGCAGACCGTCGGCGACGCGAAGCGGATGGGCATGCGCGTGGCCATCCGGCGGAACTGGAAGGCACTTGGAAGATCTTTGCAGGCTTATGTCATGTCTGCGGCGGTGACGGCCATTGTCGAATCGCTCTATGATGCACTGCGTGATCCGGACGATGACGAGTACATGGAGAAGGTCTGGAAGGCCTTCGGCGGGGAAAAGCCGGAAACGGCAAAGGATCAAGTCCTGAGTATTATATTCGGGCTGAACGGCAACTTTGCCGGCGACATCAATCCCATCGGGAAGGTTCCCTATCTGCGCGATGTGGTATCCATCCTCGGCGGCTACAGCAACGGGCGCATGGACACGGAGGCCGTGGCAAACCTGAAAAAAGCAATCGACATCTGGGACGAAGTGATCCGGCTGCAGACCGGAGGCCTTGACAAGGCTACCAAGACCACCTACTACGGCAATATGACCACCTACGGGATGATCTACCCCACGGCGAAGGCGCTGTCGCAGCTTACGGGACTGCCGGGATCGGCGGCCATGCGCGAAGTGGCTACGGCGTGGAATACCACGGTGGGGACGGTGTGGCCGGCACTCAAAATGCGTACCTACGAGGATAAAAAGCTCCGGGAGGCCTGGGAGAACTACGGCAAGGACTCCGGTGTGAGCTATGCGGTCATGTACCGAGCTATCCAGGATTTGAAGGAGTTTGAGAGTGACCGGGACACCGACGGCAACGCCATTAGCGGGTCTCTGAAGGCGAAGTATGTGGAATATATTCGCGGAATGGGCCTGACGAGGGCGCAAGAAAAGGCTGTGTGGGAGGCGGCGAAGAATTCCTCCTGGAGCGACAAAGGAACCCCGTGGGGGTAAAAGAAAAACAGGCTCTGCCATATGGCGGGGCCTGTTTTTCATATTCCCAAACGCTTGGGATTTTGATAATGTGGGGGTGGGTTAAAAACAAGGGGATGAGGGTGATAGAATCGCATTAAACAATGTGGGAAGGAGGAGAGGAGAGAAAAATGACGGAAACCATTATCGTGGCGCTCATCACCGGCGGCCTGTCTCTGCTGGGGGTAATTATCACCAGCAATAAAACCACAAAGGACGTGGAGGCCAAGCTGGAAAAGCAGCAGGCCGTCACCGACACGAAGCTGGAGGAGCTGACCCGGGAAGTCCGGGAGCATAACAACTTCGCCCGGCGTGTGCCGGTGCTGGAGGAGCAGATCAAAGTTATTAACCACCGGATCGCGGATCTGGAACAGTCCCATCAATAATTTTTGTGTGTGCCCGACTCGGGCACGGAAAGGAGCAACAAAATGAAAATCTCGAACAAACTGTACGACATCCTGAAGTGGGTGGTCATCATCGTGCTGCCCGCCGTGGCGACGCTGTATGCCGCCCTGTCTGCCGTGTGGGCGTGGCCTTACTCTGAAGAGGTCGTCACCACCATCACCGCCGTGGATACCTTCCTCGGCGCCGTGCTGTGCATCTCCACGGCCACCTATAACAAGGGGGGCAATGACAACAATGCCTAAAGTCTATCTGTCCCCCAGCGACCAGACTAAGAACCGCTACGCCTACGGCGGTACCAATGAGGCAGAGCAGTGCGGCCGCATCGCCGAGGCTTGCCGTAGAGCGCTGGAGCGCAGCGGCGTAAGCGTCAAGGTCGGTCACATGATCTCCATGCAGCAGAAGTGCAGCGAGTCCA